AAGAGGCGTCTATGGCGGTTATTATCAGAAGAACACCGGACGCGTCCTTCGTCATTCCAGCAGGTGTCAATGATGCGCGTCATCAAGGTCTACGGATCGCTTGCCAAGTTTTTGGGGCAACGCAGCTTCAGGGCAGCGGTCAGCACACCTGCTGAGGCAATGCGGTTTTTGGTTGCAAACTTCCCCGGTTTGCGGGAGCATATGGCTGAAAAGTATTACAAAGTAGGCGTTGGCAAAATTGATCTAGATATTGGCGATCAGCCCGAACAATTACACTATCCAACAGGCAAGGCAGAAGCTATCCGGATTGTGCCTGTTATCACTGGTGCAAAAAGTGGTGCAACTTCAAAAATTTTAATAGGTATCGGACTAATTGCTGCTGCATTTATTATTGGCCCCGCTGTTGGCGGTTTCTTAGGTATTGGTGCTGGCTTGGGTGGTGCTGTTGGTTCTGGAGCCGGTCTTGTTGGTGGTGCTTTTGCTAGTTCTATTGGCATGATCGGCGTGTCTTTAGTTATTGGCGGTGTTGCACAACTACTCACTCCAGTCCCCAAAACTTCTTTTGATCAAAGCGACCCATCCAAAAGCTATAACTTTTCAGGTATTCAAAATGTTAGCCGTCAAGGTGTTCCAGTTCCCATTTGCTATGGAGAAGTGCTAGTCGGGAGTGTCGTAATTTCCGCAGGCATTAACGCGGAGGACATCTAATGGCGGATCTTAATTCAAGGCAGGTTGTACGAATTCTTGACCTTTTAAGTGAAGGCGAGATCGAAGGCTTTCCTTCTGCTCGTGGTTATACATGGGGAACTGATGACTACAACAAGGCTTTACTAAAAGATGTATACTTTAACAATACCCCAGTGCTTCGCAAAGAGGCCCCTATTGGAAACATCCAAAAATCGGACTACAATTTTAATCTTACAGGATCAGCATTTGCAGCCCGCAAAGGCACACAGGATCAATCATACACCGACATCATTGGCGACGCAAATGAACAGGATTTTGCGGTTGGCGTCAAGGTCACATATGGCGTGCCTGTAACACGTTCAATCACCGACACAGATGTTACGTCTGTTCGCGTACTTATTTCAGTTCCAAGCTTAGTGGTCTACTTAGAAAAAGGCCAGCTTGATGGTGTGCCTGTAACGTATCAAATTCAAACTTCATACGCAGGCGGACCATTTACTGTTGTTGTTGACGAAACCCTAAGTGGCCGCACGACCGACCTATACCAAAAAGCCTATACCATCACGCTCACCCAGCCGCCGCCGGTTGACATTCGCGTCGTGCGAACCCAAGTAGACGCGCCACCACCCAACACAAACAAAATAACAATTGTAGATGCGTTTTTTTGGGCTAGCTACACCGAAAGAATTAACGCAAAATTCAAATATCCCAACTCTGCGTTATTTGGACTGAAGATTGACGCCGAGCAGTTTGCATCTGTTCCAAGCCGCACTTACCGCATTCGCGGCATTAAGGTAGCCATTCCAAACAACGCAACCGTTGACCAAACAAATGGCCGTTTGATTTACAACGGCACCTGGAATGGCACGTTTCAGGCAGCGCAATGGACATCGGACCCGGCCTGGATCCTTTGGGATCTTTTATTATCAAAAAGATTTGGATTTGGTGACCATATCAAGGCCAGCCAACTCGACAAGTGGGCATTCTTTGCCTGTAGCCAATACGCATCTGCACTGGTGCCTGATGGTTTTGGCGGACAAGAACCTCGATTTTCCTGCAACGTCAATATCCAATCACAGGATGAAGCGTTCAAGCTGATTAGCAACTTGGCTTCCACCATGCGGGCAATGCCTTTTTGGTCAACAGGCAGCATCACCCTTTCGCAGGATGCACCGACAGACGCTGTTTACGTTTTCAACCAGTCCAACGTTACAGAGGAAGGTTTTAATTACAGCGGCAGCAGCCTCAAGACACGGCACACTGTAGCTGTTGTGTCGTATATGGATCTGGAGGCACGCGATAAAGCTTACGAAGTTATTGAGGACAAAATAGGTATTGGCAAATTTGGTGTAATTAAAACTGAAATTGAAGCCTACGGTTGCACCAGTCGTGGTCAGGCACGGCGCCTTGGCGAATGGATCTTGTATTCAGAGCAAAACGAGACTGAAACCTGCACATTTACAGCAGACATGGCCGCTGGGATCACCGTCAGGCCAGGCGACCTGATCAAGATTGGTGATCCTGCCCGTGCTGGCGCTGTCCGTGCTGGTCGGTGTCGCACTGGGTCAACCACAACCACCATCAATATTGACCGTGAGTTTCCAGAGCTTGTCAATAGCTTTACGTTTAACGTGATGCTGCCCGACGGCACACTTGCGGCTCCATCAAACTCAACAATTACTGGCTCAGTCGTAACCCTTGGAACACCACTGACCCAAGTGCCAGCAGTTGGCGCACCCTTTGGAATTGGTGAATCAAATATCCTGCTTAGCCTGTGGCGTGTGCTTGGCATCAAAGAGAACGACAATGGCACGTATTCAGTTTCCGCATTGTCATACAATTATACAAAATATGATTACATCGAGCGCGATGTTCCACTTCAGCCTCGGGACATCAGTGATCTAAACGAGCCACCAGCAACACCGGGCAACATCAAAGCAATCGAAGTGCTTTATGAAAGTAACGGCAAGGTGCTGTCAAAAATTATCGTTAACTGGCAACCGTCAGCGCGAGCAATTAAATATGAAGTGCTTTACAGCGCCAACAACGGCAACCAAGTACCTATCAACACTCGCGCCCCAGACTGCGAGATCATCAACAGCGACGTTGGCAGGTACAACATTGAAGTGCGGGCTGTCAGTGCCGCTGGCAAGAGATCATCACCTGCTGAACTTGGCTTCAATGCCATTGGTAAGACTGCGCCACCAGAAACCATCCCGGATCTTTTTATCGCACCGATTGATGAAAAGAGTGCCGAGCTGTACTGGCCACAAACCGTAGATATCGACGTCCGTATTGGCGGTGAGATCCGCATTCGTCATACCCCACTAACTGATGCAGAAGCGGCCTGGGGTAAATCAAACGACATCGTCCCATCAGTACCTGGATCGGCCACACGCAAAATCGTGCCCTTGCTGGAAGGCACCTACTTCATCCGGGCGGTTGATTCACTCGGCAATGAATCTTCAGGCGTTGCATCGGTGGTCGTTGATCTGCCTGCACCACAGGACAGCCTGCTGATTCAGACATACCGCGAAGACGACAATTCACCACCGTTCAATGGCACGCCAACCGACATGGCGTACAGCAGCGATGAAGTCGGCTTGATCCTGAGCGCCAACACATTGATCGATTCCATGGCCACCGACGGCAACTGGGATGGCCTTGGGTTCATCGACTACATCGGCGGCTCCGTTGCGGAAGGCAGTTACGTTTTCAGCGAAACGCTTGATCTTGGCGCCACGTATGACATGGATCTACGAGCCATTCTCAAGACTCGTACCTTTGAGCCAGGCAACCTGATTGATGATCGCATTGCCGACATAGATCTATGGGACAGCTTCGATGGTGACGACCTTGGCTCGGCAAATGCTGGGATGTACGTGCGAACAACCACTGGCAACCCATCTGGATCACCAACCTGGAGCGCTTGGCAGCCATTCGTCAATAACACCACCCGAGGCCGTGGGTTCCAGTTCAAATTGGAGGCGACCACAACCAACCCAGCGCAAAACCTTGTGGTCGAGCAACTTGGTGTTACGACGACCTTCCAACGCCGCACCGAGGCGCAGCGCAACCTGACGAGTGGTGCTAGCACCTATGTCATCACCTTCCCGACGGCTTTCTACGGAACGCCCAGCATCGGCATCACAGCTCAGGACATGGGCACTGGCGAGTATTTCACCGTCACATCTGTTTCGCGCACCGGATTTTCGGTTACATTCAGGAACAGCTCAACTAGTATGGTGAGTAAGAACTTCGATTACCAAGCCGTCGGCCACGGCAGGCAAATCACATGAGCCAGGCAACTGATTACGTTCTAGCCAATCAATCGGGTGCAAACTTCCGTACCGAGCTGAACTCGGTGCTGGCAGCTGTGGTCAGCCAAAACTCTGGTTCAACCGCACCAACCACCACGTATGCCTATCAATTTTGGATTGATACGGGTGCAAGTCCGGCATTGCTGAAGCTCCGCAACGGTGCTAACAGCGCGTGGATCACGGTTGGTGATGTCACAGCGGCCAATCTTGGACTGCTTACCAGCACCTCGGCAGCAAGCACCTACCTTGCCTTGGCTGGTGGAACGGTCACCGGCAACCTGGAGATTGGAACAGCGGGCAGCCTGACGTTTGAAGGCAGCACCGCAGATGCCAACGAGACCACACTGGCGGTAACTGATCCAACAGCGGATCGGACCGTAACGCTACCCGATGCCACGGGGACGGTTGCACTGCTCAGCCTGGCGCAAAGTTACACAGCGCAACAACGTGGTGCGATTACTGCATTGACCGATGGGGCGACCATCACGCCAGATTTTGCGGTAGCTAACAATTTTTCAGTCACGCTCGGTGGATCGAGGACACTCGCCAACCCAACCAACTTGACGGCTGGCGCCAGTGGCTGCATCTGGATTACGCAGGATGGCACAGGCAGCCGGACGCTGGCATACGGCAGCCAATGGGACTTCACTGGGGGCACGGCGCCAACACTGACCACAACAGCAGCCGCTGTTGATTGCCTGGCATATTCAGTGCAGTCCAGCAGTAGGATCACAGCTACTCTGATCACCAACCTGAGCTAACCAAATGGGAGTACCCGGCAATGCAAATGCCTTACTGCTTGCAAGTGCAGCAGTTAGTGGTGGCTACCAGGTGTCTAGATCTCTGCGCTTCAATGCCGCCGATTCTGCATACTTAAATCGGACACCGGCATCTGCATCCAATCAACAAACATGGACGTGGTCTGCCTGGGTAAAAAGATCTGCGCTAGCTACCCAACAGATATTTTTTGATGCTTACACAGCGCAAACCGATACTGGATATTTGTTTTTTGGCATTGGTTCTGACGATAAATTATTTATTAGTGGCTGGAACACGGTCTGGAAAAGAACGACCCAAGTGTTTCGTGATCCGTCAGCGTGGCTGTGTCTGACTGTTGCATTTGATGTCACCCAAGCGACAGGGACTAACAGAATTAAGTTTTTTGTTAATGGAACTCAGATCACCACATTTGACACTGATTCTGCACCGTCTCAAAATACTAATCACGCAGTTAATGGAGCGTATGCTCATAACATAGGCAGATATTCCCAGGGACCATCGCAGTATTTTTCTGGGTATCTTGCCGACGTATTCCTGATCGACGGCCAAGCACTCACCCCATCATCATTTACAACTACTGACTCCAACGGTGAGCTGCAACCGATTGCGTACAGCGGCAGTTACGGAACAAATGGCTTCAAACTTAATTTCAGCTCGAATGCAACCACCGCCGCATTAGGGACGGACACTAGTGGGAATGGGAATACGTGGACCGTTAACAACTTCTCGGTCACCGCTGGCAGTGGCAACGACAGCCTCACGGATACGCCAACGTCTTATGGCACGGATACAGGCGTGGGCGGAGAAGTCAGGGGTAATTATGCAACGCTGAATCCGATAGAAGCTCCGTCAGCGTCAGTTGTTTCTAACGGTAATTTGCAGGTTGTACTTGCGGCAACAGGTACAAGTGTTACACCATCAACCATTGGCGTATCAAGCGGAAAATGGTATGCAGAGTTTACTTTTTCTGCAACTGCTGGCGGCAATGCTGTGGCAGTGGGAGTAGGGCCAGCACAAACATTCCAGCCCAATATTTTTGACGTGGGTGTCAACTACTACGCCAACGACGGAACTAAGTATGTTTCAGGAGCAAACACCGCATACGGAACAACCTGGACCACCGGCGATGTCATTGGAATTGCGCTAAATGTTGACAGCGGGACAGTTACTTTTTATAAGAACAACACAAGTCAAGGTGCAATTACGTTGCCAACATCTGCTTCTGGGTGGAAATTTTGTTTACAAAATGGTGGAGGCAGCGCAACCAAAACATTTGATTGCAACTTCGGCCAACGCGCCTTTGCCTACACAGCACCATCAGGTTTCAAAGCACTGGTCGATACAAACCTGCCCGCACCAGTAGTCGCCAAGCCTGATACGGTGATGGGTGTTGTCCTGAGAACGGGAACTGGTACTAGCGGTGGAACAATCAGCAGCTTGAATTTTGCTCCAGATCTTATATGGACAAAACTGCGCAGCACTACGTCTGACCATTATTTGATTGACACCGTTCGCGGGCTACCCTATACACTTTCCAGCAATAATACCAACGCTGAAAATAATTATCCGACTTGGTATACTTCTACAACGTCAACAGGATATACAGTCGGTAATTACGACTGGAATACTGGAACCTCTGTTGTTGAATGGTGCTGGGACGCAGGGACATCAACGGTCACCAACACAGCAGGCAGCATCACTAGTCAGGTGAGAGCAAATGCTAGTGCTGGGTTTTCTGTTGTCACGTACTCCGGCGCAAATGGTGGGACAGTTGGACACGGGCTAGGCGTTGCACCTTCCTTCCTAATTTTTAAGTGCCGTAGCAATGCAGATGCTTGGGTTGTTTATCACAAGGATCTTGGGCCAACCAGCACGCTTCAACTCCAGTCAACAAATGCAATTCAAACTTCAGACACAACAGCTTTCAACTCGACGGCTCCGACTTCTACAGTTTTCTCTGTAGGAAGCAGTGGACGCACTGGAGAGTCAGGCCGCACCTATGTTTGTTACGCCTTCGCCCCATTATCCGGGTACAGTTCTGTGTCGAGTTATTTAGGCAATGGATCCTCAGACGGCCCCTTCCAGTGGTGTGGTTTCCGTCCAAGATTTATTCTCTTGAAGTCAACTTCTGGATCTAGGGATTGGCTTATCTACGACACCGCTCGCGGTTTATACAACCCACAAGCTGAAGGTCCGTTGCAGCCAAACACCAGTGGCACGCCATATGGTTTCTCTGGTTACGAC